AGAGAGCCTGTTTGTGTCGGGTTCTTTTAGTCTATCGTTTAGTGGGTATTTGTTTTCACTATCCCTAAAAGCTGCAGGATATCCTGATAGTGTATCTTGGAATCCCATAATGGTACCAACAACCAACGGAACCTGTTGATCTATACCATCCAAGAACTTGACAACAACGGTTGATCCATTTTTCAATCCATGTGGGCCAGAACCAATACCAGTCATTGATGCTCCAGTATTAGGCATGAGTACTAGTGCCCACGGCAAGTTATCATTGCTCAGTAATGTTTCATTGGCATCATGTAACCCGAAAATTCTAACCTTAACTCTATTGGCTAGTAAAGGGTCTTTAATATCAACAATAACGCCGACAAAGATGTCAACACCATCAGTTAGATTCATCTTTAAGTCTCTTTAATGTTAATCGTTGCATAAAATTCTCACCAAGCAAACACGCAACTCTGCTTATCATATATTTTCCTGATACATATTCGTCGCTTGATCTTTCACCATTGTTGCCTCTAGATCCTTCGGCAGCAAACAGTTCGATAATATCGCCGGGTTGGTTATCGATGCTACCAGGAACTCTAATGCTTATGACAAAGTCATCAAATAATTGGTCGATCTCCTTTCTTTTGGAAAATGACTCTATTATTCTCGGTGTTGGCATTGTTGGGTGAGATTCAGAATAAGAATATCTGAAAAATTTAGAGATGTCCTCTACAACATATGGTTCATCTATAACGTTTGTTGTAGAGTGTTTAAAGGTGGCATAAGACTTTTTGAAGGGGTCAAATGTGTATAGTGTAGATCTATAGCCGCCATCAATCATATCAACAAAGCTACCAGCTTTCTCTATTTTTATATCGTCAAATGTGTATATGTTGACAGAGAACGCATCGATCTCTTCATGCTTGGTAAATGTTCTAATAGGTCTCTCATCTAACCTGTCAGCAACAGAAATAAATTTGAATCCATCAGCAACCTGGAAGAATCTAAACCCACCGTTGGTTGTTTTAGACATGGACCTGGACTCTAAAAATTCAATAGTATTAAATCCGGTCCATCCATTAACTGTAAAATTCATTTGCCAGTTTGTATCATGTGTTTCTATTGGTTGATTAATTCCCATAATCTGAGTAACGAAACTTCTGACCTGACTGGAGATTGTCCCTTGTAAGCCACATGAATAGTGTTTTAGAAACTGTTGTAGATATACAGACTCAACTGCTAAAGTATACTTACGAAGTCCTGGTGAAACCTCAGACACATTGACCGCAGTAACAACCAATTCAATGTTATATTCAGACTCATCCATAGCTGAAAATTCAAGTTCAATAGTCTCACCACCTCTAATCTTATAGAGCGATAAAGCATTGATTCTATCAAGAAGGTGTATGTTACCTCTAACAAGAGTATTATCAACATCAAATGTTAAATCAAAGGATTGTTGTAATGGTACTAAATCTAGATACGACAACGTATTAGACGTCATTTCCATCCGTATTAATCTCCACTCTCCTCTAAATTTAACAGCCACTAATCAGCCCTCGATCTAATGAATTTTCTAACAATGTCAATTACTCTTTCTTTATATTCAGGTCTAATGATCATGATTGTTGACCTTTCACTATTTAGCTCTCTTTCATACTCTTCCCATGAAATAGTTGTTATAAGTAACTCATCGACACTTGGTTTGTTTGTGTATTCTATGTCATTGTATAGATAATGATGTGCTGCATCGGCCCATAGTGATATATCAAAACCAACGGTTCCAGCGGTACTATTAGGGTCACCGAAAGAAGTAATGGCTCCACCTAATAGGTTTCGATATGTTCCATCAAATTTATACAATAACCGCACAAAATCTAGATCCGTTTTTAGTATAAACTGTCTACGTACAGGATCGGTGTGTACAACTTCAATTTCATTCCATTCCTTATCAAATGCCACAATCTTAGCAGGCTCTGTAGCACTAGGGAAAGCTCTAATTGATGTTGTTAGTTGGCAGCATGTTACTAGATATTTTTGTTTAATGAATTCGTTCATTTGGTCTGATCCAAGAGGTGGATTGAAGATCATTCCTTCGTTGACCAGATAGATTAACCAAAACATTCTATCATCACCATACAATTCATAGGCCAAATCGTTTACCGTTTGTCCTTCCTTTAAATCGTATTCCGTTAAAAAACTGGAGATGTTGTTCTTGATTATAACCAGTTTACTGATATCGACAATGTCAACACCATCAACATTAATTTTTTTAAAGATGTTAAAGTAATCGTACATTATACTTGTCCCCTATTGCTCTTAACCATCTCTTTAAATTCCATAGATAATGATACCGATGTTGGTTCGCCGTTGTCGAAGTTATACCAGTGTCCTCCACCATTATAAGAAACGTTGATTCCAGTACACACCCAGTTAGGATACCCAGAACCACCTGGTCCTTTTAAACTAGGTAGGGTTTTAGGGTCGGATTTTCCATTGATAACAACACCTAAACCGAAGGCACAAGGGAATGTTAACACTGAACTTGTAGGATCTCCTTCTACCCCTGGTTTTACTGACCAACGGATTTTATCGATAATATCAGAGAGATTTTCAGAATCCTTTCTTGATCTAGGCATAAATTCCCAAGCAAGACTCATGGTTCTCAATTGGATTCCTTTGAACAACGGTGTTACGTTTGGATCTACCGTTCTACCAGAATACATTGAAATCGCGTCAGCAACACCTGTCATTTCTGCGGTAGACTTTAATGCGTTAGTAACAATACCACCAACGTTCATGTCCATACCGGCAGTTTTTGCGTCTTCAAATGTCAACTGATACCCATCAACCAATCCGCTTACGGGTAACGGCAAAAAGAAAGAATGCTCTAGGCTATAAGTAGCTTTAGATACTTTTCCTGCTTTAATATTGGAAACGCTAGCTCCCTTTATGTTGAAAGCCTTTATCATGAAAAAGGTGTTTGTTGTTGATTCTGCTGGATACTTTAAAGCCATTATCTATTCCTACGTGCTGTGTCTGGTTGTTGTACATAGTTAACTGTATTGACTTGTGGTCCTGAAACAGCCACAACCCTTTGTGATCTAGATTCTCTCTCTTCGTCATTTATTTTTTTCCACAACAACATCATATCTGCTTCCATATTTTGTTTGACTTGTTGTACCTTCTTCTCGTCGGTTACAGGTGCAGGTTGAACGACTTGTTCTATCTTAGGTGCCTGGACCTTAATGGGCTCTATACCCTGTGATCTATTATAGGCAGCCAATATTGCTGATTGTTTTTCTTCATCAGACAAACTAGGGTCTTCCCTAATGGCGTTTATTTGATTTGCATAATCAATTCCACTTGTGTCTAAAGCCCCAGACAGATCCGTTTTTTCACTAAGAGGTTTTCTTGTTGCAGCAAATTCTTCTATTAATGCATCACCTTTGTCCTTATCAGTCATTTTGGTGATGTTACCATCTTTATCTATTTTTAGCTTAGGAATAAAGTCACCAGGAATTGCACCAACAAAGGTGTTGTATGTGCTAACAATGAACTTTTTGATACCCATAATCGCGCGCTGAATACCGTTTACTATGGTATCAAAGGCATTCCCTAAAAACTCAAAGATGTTCTTGATTTTATCACCAAGGCCGTCAAAGAATCCATCAGCTTCTGCAGCAGATTCTTCAGCAGTTTTACCAAGAAAAGAACCAATAGTCATCCAGATAACTTTACCTAGTCCCTTAAACACCGACCATACAACATCTAAGATATCAGTAACAAACCCAAACATTTCATCAACAAAACCTGCGCTCTTAACCCAGCTAACAAGTTTTCCAGCCATTTCCTTTATACCATCTGCAATAAAGGAGAATGCTTTAACTATACCATCGCCTGAGACAAAATCCATAATCTCATCTTTGAACATTATTGCAATACCAGCGAGGGCTAATGGTAAAAACAATTTAGCAGGGTTTAGGATCTTTTTCATTATTCCACCAAGACCACCACCCATCATTCCACCAAAGAAGCCCTTACCAGATTCAATGTCTTTTTCTGAAATGTTTGGGTCTACTTTGCTGTTGAATACTTCCTCACTGGAGCCAGAATCTTCTAAACCTTTAAGTCTTTCTAGTCTCAGTCTTTCTCTTTCGATGTCATTTGAATCTATAAGGTGACCTTCAATACTCTCTAATAGCTCGTATTGTGGGTTGTCTTTATCTAATATAGCTTGTCTAACATCATCAAGTTTATTAGACATTTCATTAGCAACATTGACTTGGGATTGAATGCCTTGACTAATTTCTTCCAGTTCTTCTGTTTGTTGTCCGTCTTGTTCTTCTTGTTTCTTTTGTCTAGCAATTTCCGCAACTCTTTCTTTGCGTTCTCTTGCTTTTTCTTTAAGACCCGTGAAATATCCTTTTACGTCAGACATAGAACTTCTTAGGAATGCTGCTCCAGGTAGCTCATTAATTAGAGCATCTGTTGCTGCCTTGGCCACGTCTTTAGCACCAGATCCAATGCCTCTGGCACCCACACCAATAGCACCCACACCTTCAGATGCAATAGTGCTAGTCCAAGCTTTGATAGAAGAACCAAGCTCTTTTAAAGAGTTTCTTGTTTCGGCTTCTTCTCTTTCGTTCTTTATTTCGTCTGCTGATTTTGCCATTTACTTTAGTCCGGTTATAGTGCTTCTAGTCGCTTCTTCTCTTCTTCAACATATTTTAGAACTTCGTTCAAATAGACTTTGTATTCAAATGGAAACATTTCATCAATATTTGATAGATTGAATCCAAAATCTTTTTGTAGTTTAAACGAAGTCGAATAATATGAAGCAAGATCAGCCTCTAGAAGCATTAAGTGAAAAAATCACCAATTCCCTCAACTTTCAAATTATTCTTAGCTTTACAATGAGGACAATCCCAATCTTTATTTAAGATCATTGATCCTCTGTTTTGTATCCAATCAACAATCTTTTGCAATTTGTCAAGAGGAATGTTATCCATGAAATCTACTATTTCGTCTGCTGAAAAATCTTCAGGCTTATAAATGTCATTTTCGTCATAGATATAATCGATAACAAGTTTTAACATTTCATTATCATCTGAATCATCAATATCAACGAGCTTGGTTACATCAATCTTTCTTAGCATTAAACCAATCTTGTCTGTTAATTCAATTTTGTTTTCCATTTTTTCTGGGGCCAAAACAACAAAATCATCCAAATCAATTTTGGCTTCAGTTGGTTTTTGACAAGATCCACAAATTAATCTACTTTCAATGAATCGACCTGCTGAAACTTTTCTAATCTGCAAGAATACCCATTGAAATTCAATTGGGTCTAATTTTGATACATCAGCTGTACTACAGCTTTCAACAATATCAAGCATAGCTGCTAAGATGTCGCCTTGATTCTTACTGTTCTTGATGATAGCAAGAATCTTTTGTTCTTTCATTGTGAATGGTGAAACTTTAATTTTTTGATTTGATATTGGTGTTACGACACCAACCTTTGGTTTTTCTAACTTTGGTAATCCCATTTCTATTTCCTTTAGAGTGAATCTATAATTCCGAAAATTCTATTTTCTGTTGCTTTTCTACTACTTCTATTTAACTTATTAGGTTGTTCCAAAATTGCAGCTTGTGTCGCCGATCTTGCTAATTCTGCTTGGGCTGGATCTTCCACAACACCAGCAACCATATCGCCTGTGTAATTTGCAGTCTCATTTTTTATTTCTGATGTTAGATCTACGGGTTGACCTTTGACTATCTGTCTAACAGCATTCTTAGTCATTTTTTTGCCTATTTCTCCTAGAGCAGCAAATTTTGATGGTGCTTTAGAATCAGGTTTGACTTGGAATCCTGCTGCATCACCGCCGGCGAACGCTCTCATTGCTGGCGGAAGTGTATCTAGTGGATAACTTACCGGAGCAGAAGAGCTCATTTCAAAAAACGGGACATTGATGCTATGATATTCAACAATGTTGAACCCAACAGTTACCTCAAATATTTGGTCTTTTGCTGCATAAGCTAATTGACTGTATGAAACCGATGTTGGGTATGCTTGAATAAAAATCCAAGTGTTAATGATATCCCCATTAGCTGCATACTGATTTATCATGATATTGTTTTTGGCAAAATCATCAGCAAACCTAACATAGCTATTCGATTTACCGTCAGGCTTATTGTAGATGATTGATTCCGGAGAAGTACCTGAAGCCCAGTTTTCAAAAAACAATAAGTTGTCATCTTTCTTGGACTTACCATTATGGTTTACATAAAAGGAGATAGACAATTCACTAACATCTGTTGCGTATGGTGTTTTAATCGTTTTACCAACAACATACGTGTTATCGTCTCTAGATTGGATAGTTCTTGCTGGTAGAGTAACAGTATGCGCTAGAATGTTCATTTTACCATCACCAATCATTACACCATATCTACTAGGAGTAACAATCGCATTGATGTTGTTGAGTATATTGTTGATACTCAAATCAACGGCACCAGGATCAGGTCTTCCCAAAAGGTCGTTGACATTAGAGACAACATTTGGTAGATATGATTTTAGGTTTTTTACTTTGTCAATATACGCCATTGTTAAGTTCCTAATACTTTCATTAAGATATTTATGTTTCTATTTTTTACCATAAATCTCTTCCTCTGTTATGACATAAAAGTCCCAGTCTCTTTCTTTTGCCCAGGCTTTTGCTGCTTTCCATTTTGCTTGATTCTTTTCGTATGTCAAAATAGCGTCAGCATAATTCTTTAGGGCTTTCTGTGTTTTTCTTTTAGGCATATTTGGTGGTAATGTTTGACATAACGGTTTCACCTCAACCAACATGGTCTTTACTTCACCATCTTTACTTTTAACCATAGCAATCAAATCAACAAAATATCTATGCATTTTTTGGTCGGTTTCAAGAAAGTATGGAATGATGATGTTTTCACTATTCCACTTAATCACTGATGGGTTTAGATCAAAGAAGACAAATACCTTCTTTTCCCAGCTAGACCTATAGACAATATCAGGATTGCCGTCAGGTAGTCTAGGACCAATATATTTGTCTGGGTTCTTCGGAATATATCTTCCTTGCTTAAAATGTCTAGCCATTACTTGATGACCATCTGTTCCATTGGTAAGAACATTACGTGGTGCCAATGTGTAGGAGGGACTTCAACCATGTGTGTCTGTAAATGACTCCAAAGATATCTTTTGATTGTTGGTGCCATTAGTTTAGATCCAGCTAAAGCAACACTTGCTTGATAGTTTAATTTTAGCCGTTTAATGTCGTTTCTACCAGAACGAATAGCATTCTTCATAAAGAGCATAAAAAGTTGCTGTCTGAGTTTGGGCATCAGGAAGTGTATGTTACAACCAAGGAATCCGTCCTTATAGACCTCAAGAACAAAGATCAACGGAAACATATCGTAGATTGGTAAAACGTCTTTGTACTTTGGGTCATATCCGTAAAGATACATGTGGCCAGGTTTGACTTTGTTTGTGCGCTTATATTCTCTAAGCATTTGATTTCTACCAGCTGCAGCATCACGTCTACCGATTCTAGTAGCATAACGTCGTAGAAAGGCTAAACTTTCATTGCGAGCCTTCTTGAGATCCAACTCAGCTGCCTGGTATGCTTTCTCCATTCGTTGGACGATTCTAGGAGCTTCGTCGAATATATTTTCTTCTTGTTTCTTTGCCATCACAAAATCCTATGATTCTTTTGTTTATTTAGTAGACTTTTGGTTGGTTTGTTATTGGACTTCTAGAATCATCACTACAACACTTTAATTTTATAGATGTATGTTTTATCATCTATCGATATTAAAGTGTCACTACGATGATCTGAGGAACTTTAAACGATATTCTAGAGAAGTATTGTTGACTACATGGTTAGTGATACAAAAAAGGAGACTTCGGTCTCCTTTCATTCATACTATCTAATATCTAGCTCCTTGATGTCTTCCTCTGTTGCCTTAAGAGCGTCAGATAGTGAATATCTCCTATATTTGATATATTTACCAGGAATAAGTTTGCGCATTAATTCTTTTGGTTTTCCTAATATGGCTGCTTCTGCGTCTTTTTCCTGATAAACATCAACCCCAGCATAGCCTTTAATGTGACTAAAATACCAATGTATTGTTGTATCCACAGAACGTGTTATATCGGCGAGATTAAGATTTATTGCTTTAACGAGTTGTCCTAAAAACAAATACCCATTTGATGCTTTGGCATCAGGTTGGTATGCCTTTGTTGTCTTTGATATTGAGAACGATGTCATATTATCATAATCGTCGCTGTCAAATTTTACGCTCTCCGGTTTATCTGTAGTAAACATGATATCGACTATAGGTGTATATAGATATGGGGTTGTGTAGTTGGGGTGTCCTATCCCTATAATCATTTTTACATCACCGGAAGTAAAAACAAAACTCCATTTATCCCCTCCACTAGGATTATTTGGTTGTCCTCTTTTGAAATTTTTGAGCTTATTATCAGATACAAATTTTTTTATGTCGTTTAACATCATTTTTTCTAGTCCACTTAGACTATACTTGAATTTTTCTGTTGTGACTCCAGCAGAAACTGTTTAAAGGTAGGTATCATTTTTATTTCCTATACTGTAAATGGTGAAGTTGAACCTTAATGGGCTGTGTAGTTTATTTAGTTTAATCATATCATAATGAAATTTAAATGTAAACAAATTCTAGAGACAAAAAAGGAGACCGAAATCTCCTTTGTTTATCCTATTAGACTGTTTCCGGAATATAATCGCTGTTTCAGTGTCTTCAGGTAATCTTTAAGTTCATTGATTTCTTTTTCAATAGATTTAATCTCAGCCCTGTTTGCTTCAAACTCTTCTCCCAAACCATTGACTGCATCTACAATATCAGATGCAGTCAATGGGTTCCTTAGGGTATCAAACCGAAGTAGCTTATAAGCATTTAATTCCCTTTTAAGTTCTACGTTCTTATCTTTGTAAGACTTTAAATGTTCATACAATTCTGAGATTCTCGTTTCGATTCTCTTTCTTTCATCTTTTAACTTTTTATATTTTTCGATATATTCATCTTGATTTTTCATGAACTCTTCAATTTCTGAAATTGGGATGTAGACGTGTACCTCAGAAAGATAACTGTCATATGGGTCATAGTGGCTCAAACGAATCTTTTCTGGTAATATTTTCACAGTTTCAAATAGATCTTCATTAAACTCTGTATCACATTCCCACTCACTAAAATTAAACTTGTTACTATGCTTCTCTGCTAAGTACTCAATGGCAGGAAGCCATGATTTGATGGTTTTGATTTGTTCTTCTAATAAACTATGTAATGACATTTTTAATTTACTCCAATTTAATGTTTTATTATATCACAGAAAATTTGAAAGGTAAACAAATTCTAGAGACAAAAAAGGAGACCGATCGGTCTCCAAAGGTTGAATGTCATTCAGGTAAAGGAACAAACCTTACCATTCAACATTACTATTTAGTTGATACCCATTTTTGCTAAGATATCTGCTACATCGTCATCAATCTCTGCTGAACTTGCTGGAGCTGGGCTAGTAGGTTTTTTCTTAGGAGCTGGTGGTGTATCAAATGCAACATCATCGTCTTCATCTGGTGTCTGAGCACTAGGAGCAACGGATTTTGCTACAGGAGCATCAAGACCTTTAGCCTGTTTCCATTGTGCATAAAGTCTGTCTGTGCCCAATACACCATCCATAATCTTAAGCTTCTGTTCATATGACTTGTCTTTTGATTTGTCTAAGAACATTGCATTTAAATCATGACATTGTGCATAGATAGTATCGATGGTATCATCGTCTGCTACAGGTGTAATTGATTGCTCAAACTCTGATTTATCATAGTTTGCATAACCAGCAACTTTAGACGTGCGGATACGGAAATTGCGACCTTCAAACATATCAAATACGTTTACTGCAACATCGTCTTCATATTCTGGGAATAATTGCGTTTGGATTTTATCGAAGATTTTTTTACCAAAGCGATAAACAAAAACCTTGCCTTCGTTTTGAGGATTTGCTGGATCTTTGATAACATAGATATTTGCGTAATAGTTCGTCTTACGAGAGCGACTACGAGCAGCATCTTCTTCACCTTGCTTCCAACACCAGCTGTTAAATTCTCCAACTGGGTCAGCGTCGTTCCATGTAGAAGACGATAGTTCGTTGTATGTTTTTCCAGATACAGCATCTTCAAACCAATGCGAAAATACTTTAGCATAGGGCAAAGATT